CTTTAAGTACACATGAACACTTTTGCGTCGATAGCTCAGTTGTCAGCCTTGCCCGGTTTTGGCGGACTGATGGCGAATCTTCGACGTCTGGCTACGCCTGATCTCACACCAAAGCGCACTCCGTTCTTTGATCAGTACCCCACGCTAGACGCGATGTACGCCGCGTTTGACTGGAGTGGTAGTGAATACGAGGATCTAGATGCTTCAGAAGCTGCTAAGGCAGGACCTTTCCCAAGGTCAGCGTTCTCAGATTACGCGGACAAACTATCCGATTACTACCGTTACAAGACGGCCGACTTTGATCCTGATTTAACGAATGTTTCAGCTGAGGTGAAACAGGCGAGCCAAGCCGCTCTTGAGTACATCAGGAGCAACATGCGTCACCGAATAACACAATATCCAATTTCGGAAGCGGTAGAAAGAGCAACTAAAGGCACAAATCTTGGATTACCGGAGTACAAGACGTGGAGAAGAGGTACCCGCGTTACTGGCTACGTTAATCGTGCTGAAACCTTGACTCAAGGACGTGAGACTCGGTTGTATCCGTTTGTTCTGTTCCACAGGTCACAACCTAAGGGACGGGATGAGTGGAAAGATCGTGTTGTCTGGGGTAGTGACCATGCAGAGACCTTTGCTGGACTCACGTTACTTCATCCGTTTCTCGACAGCGTTAATGTGAATACCGGCTTTGCAGGCTGGGGAGGCACCGAGGTTGTTGACGATTATCATACTTCCACCCTAAGCAGGATGGCTTTCTTTCTTGACCTTGACATTTCAGGAATGGATCAGTCTGTCTCGCCCATGTGGATGAACGTCGTCTTCTGGATCATTAACGAACTGTTTGACCGTACTATACATATTGACTTCCTCCGTCAATTGTTTGAGTACTACACGTCTGGAGGGATTTGCACACCAGACGGGCTTTCTCAAGGATTTCACGGCTTACCTTCAGGCGTAGCGCTGACTAACTTGATTGACACCTTTGTTATGTTAGTGATGGTCATGATCTGGAAATCTCGCTTGAACACCGAGATGCAGTTTATGATACTAGGGGATGATGTGGTCTTGGCCACGTTGAAAGAAGTAAGTTTAACAGAGATTAGCTCTATTGCGAGTGAGTTCGGGCTCATTATCTCCAGTGAGAAGAGCTCGCAGTCGGATTCGGAATACCGGTTCCTTCAAAGGACTTATCGTCGTGACGCCAATCACGGTGTTTACTCTGTGACACGAACCTTAG